AGCGGCACAATAAATTCATCGCCACTCAGTACTCAAACCTCGGCAATTCGCTCCGAGAGTTCGGCTGGGAGCCGTCTCTGGAATGTCTAACTACATAAGCGGACTTGCTGCCAGCCAGTTGGAAAACAGGGAAAATAATAAATGTTAAATCTAACCGCACTGATCCGCTACCTGCGCGAGACAGACGATTCGATCAGTATGCATCAACTCGAAACCCTCCTCTTAGTCGCGCAGGCTGGGAGTGAGGGGATTACCATGCGCGACATTGAGCAACGCATGGGTGTGCCCAATGCAACACTCAGTCGCAATATTGCGTACTGGTCAAAGTGGCGCAAACAAAACGTACCCGGAATGGATTTCATAGTCGCTGAAATTGATCCATCTGATCGACGCTATCGGATATGTCGGCTGACCACCAAAGGTCGGGCGTTTTGCAATGAGATCACGCGTATTATGGGGGAAGAATAATTTGGCAGCAAAACGAGGCAACAAATGGCAGGGCAGGGTCACCTATGAAGGTCGCTCAGTCCGCCCATCGTTTGACACGAAGGAGCTTGCAGAGGCATGGGAAGCAGCCTCGCGGCTGTGCATCTCCCAGCACCTGCCGATACCCTCAGCGCACACCATCACAACAGGCGGTGTCGTTGGGGGGTTCTTCCCTGTGGCCGCTGAGTACATCTGGGGTGAGAAAAAGTCTTACCTCAATATGCTCGGTCACATGCGTGACGCCATCGACTATTTCACGCCCCAGCGATCTGTGGCGTCCATCGATGGTGCCTCTATCATCCAATGGGTCACCAAAATGCGGGCAGCTAATCTGGCCCCAGCGACAATCAACCATAAGGTCGGGTGCCTCTATGGCATCCTCAAACACGCCAAGGCCATGGGGCTGATCTCTGTGTTGCCAGCCAGGCCGCACCAGAGGGTCAGCAATGGCCGTCTCTGGTTCCTCTCGCAGGTCGATGAGGACAAAATGCTGACTGCTTTCAGGCACCTTGGAATGGAGCTTGAGTACCACGCGACTCGGTTCATGCTTTCGACAGGTTGTAGGGTTGGCGAGATATTGGAGCGCAACAGATACCGCCCCGGCGTCACCGTTGGCGTCCCAATTGAATGGGCTGACATATCTGCACCCTATGGCACAGGCGACCGCGTAATGGTCGATGGCGTCAGCCGCGCCAAGGTGACGTTCTGGGAGACCAAGGACGGCCTGTGGCGATCCATACCGCTCCCTGCACCAGCAGCAGAGGCGCTTGAGTACAGCAAGTCGCTGGGGCTGGCGTCACCTTTTGAAGGCTTAATTTACGACAAGTATCATAGGCGCTTCCAGCAGGTCCGCGAGATGCTTGGCGAACAGGGCAATCCAAACTATGTCCCTCACATCTTACGCCATACATGTGCGTCTAGGTTTGCTCAGAGCGGCTGGGATGCCCTGCGGATCAAGGATTGGATGGGGCACAAGAACATCACCACCACCCAGCGTTACATGCACCTCGCGCCAAAAGACCTGTTTGATATGGTCGATGCGCCTGACGAGCCTGCGAGACCTTCCCTGCGGATCGTTTCATAATCTGTGACACGGGGTGTGACACATTTCGGTACAGTGTGACACACCCCACCTTGCAACCCATTGAAACTATTAACCTTTTAATGCGCGACATCAGCCACTCCGATGTTACAGATACCTTCCATACCCCATTGGATACCATGATGTCCCTCTAAGCCCCTGTTTTAACAGGCCTTTTTATTTATCTAAACCCCTTCCGACTGGTTGGGAATACAGACTTACCTTGCACCGCAGAAAACCGGAGATTTGATTTGATTGAAGCAGCCAAAATCCTCGAAGAACAGAAGAACTTAGAGCGTTTCATGCGAGAGGAAACGATCAGTAGGTACAACAGACTACACGATAAGGCGCAGAAACGTGGCGATTATTCAGACACGCACACTGGCCGTGCGATTATCAATCACGTCATCCAGCCATTCGAGGATGCGATCCAAGCGTTCGTGGATGCAGCCAACAATGGCAAGCCCGGCAGGCGTCACCGTGCCGCTGTCCTGCTCAATGATGTGGACATCCCCACCGTGGCCTATCTGTTCACCAAGGCAGTCCTGAATTATGTCCCGCTCACTAATAAGGAAGGGAAAACGACTGCGCTGTCAGCCCTCGCGATCAAAGGCTGCACGATGATCCATGACGAAATGAGGATCAGGTATTTCGAGGAGAACCATCGCGCCCTTGCTAGGAAAATGCTGAAGGATTTTGACAGGCGAGACCTTCCCCGCCGCCGCAGGAAAGAGATGATCCAGCGCAAGTTTGGGCAGATGCGGATGTCATGGCAAGTCTGGGATAAGAAGGACTGTCTCCAGCTAGGCGTAAAGCTCACCGAAATGTTTGGGTTGTCTACAGGTATGACCACCATGCCTTTGGTCAGCGAGAACCGCCGCAGACGCAGGATCGTGCAGGCCACCCCAGCGATGATAGAGAAGATCAGCCAGCGCATTAAGAGCAACGAGGATGTCTTCACCGTCTACCTGCCGATGGTAGCCCCTCCGAAGCCATGGCGTAACGGCGATCTATTCGGAGGGGGCTACTACACCAATCACATCAGCGCCTACCCGCTGATCAAAGGCGTCAAGCGGAACTTCTTGGAAGAACTCTCGAACATGGATTTGGAGAGGCCCCTCGCCGCGATCAATGCAATACAGGAGACACCCTATCGCATCAGCCCAGCGATGCCTGAGATACTGGAGCATGTCTTTGACATGAACCGGGAGCTTGCGGGTCTGCCGCTGTCGGACATAGAGCCAATCCCTGAAGCTCCCGAAGGAGCCGATGAAGCCGGTGAGGTCAAGAACCAGTACCGCCGCGACTGCTATTATGTCCATGATCGCAATCGCAGGAGAATCTCCAAGCGGCTGATGGTTGCTAGGGTTGTCCATCTCGCCAAGAAATTCGAGGACAAGCCTGAAATATATTTCCCCATGCAGGCCGACAGCCGGTGGCGTCTATATCCGGTGCCAACCTATCTGAACCCGCAGGGGCCAGATTTTGTCAAAGCGATGCTGGAGTTTGCCCAAGGCAAAGCCATTGAAACTGACGAACAGGCTGCGTGGCTGGCGATCATTGGTGCAAACCATTTCGGCATGGACAAGCTCCCGTTACAGGATCGCGCTGATTGGACTGTAGAGAACCAGGATATGATCCTTGAGGTTGCCGCTGACCCTCTGAACGATCTGCGGTGGTGCGAGGCTGACGAACCTTTCCAGTTTATCAGGTGGGCAATGGAGTGGTCGCAGTTCTGCCAGCAGGGCCTTGGGTTTGTCTCGCACCTCCCCGCAAACGTCGATGCCACCTGCTCAGGTATGCAGATATTCAGCGCGGCGATGAGAGATCGCGAGGGAGCAACGCACGTCAATCTGACAGACACTGACCAGCGCATGGACATCTACCAGCGTGTCGCTGATCTCGCCAATGAGGCCATGCGGAACGAAACTGATCCTGAGAAAATCCCATTGGCGCAGGCTGCGCTGGCGTTTGGTATCGGAAGACGCGAGACCAAGAGACCCACGATGGTCGTTCCCTATTCGGGAACCTTTCATGCTTGCATGAAGTATGTTCGTGACGGGATCAACGAGCGTGTGGAGAAGGGTGAACCTCACCCCATGGGGGAGGAAAAGGACGGCCCTTTTATCAGCTATATCGCTGGGCACGTCTGGCAGGCTATCGACGACACGATACCCGCCGCCCGTGGGTGTATGAAGTGGCTACAGACAGCGTCACGGCTGGTGAGTAAATCCGAGAAACCGATACCGTTAATCTGGTACACGCCTGATGGCGCACCTGTGCAGCAAGCTAGGTACGAGCAGACCACCCAGCGTGTTCAGACCTTCCTTGATGGCGTTGTCTTTAAACTGGACCTCCACCATGACACAGATCAGCTAGACCAGAGACGCATGGCATCTAGTGTCGCCCCGAACTGGGTTCACTCATTGGATGGCTGCATCCTCCGAGAGGCTGTCAATAACGCACTAGCAATTGAGGACGAACTAGGTCGAGGGCGGATGTACTTTAACATGATCCACGACAGCTACGGCGTTCACTGTGCTGACCTGCCGGATTTCCTGGATCGATGTATCAAGCCTGCGTTCGTGAGTGTCTTCCGCGACCACGATGTCCTTGGTGACTTTGAGGGTGAAGTCCGCGCCCTGCTGTCCGAAAAAGACAATGAGAAACTAGATGCCGCACCCGTGCGCGGCGACTTTGAAATTGAGGAGGTGATTCAGAATGACTTCTTTTTCTCTTAATCCATACCGTTTGGTATTGGATACTGATGACGATCTAATAGCGGACATACTAGCATTAACCACCAGCCCTACAGGGAGACACCCCATGGACGACGACATCGACGATTACGAATACCAGCAGTTGCTGGCAGAGAATGGAGCAGATTATGACCGATAACGTCATACAACTTTTCTCGGACAAGCGTGGTGATCCCACCGATGACGACGGCCCACTGCACACAGAAATGTTTGCGTCTGCGGCAGGCATCTTCATTCAGCAAGAGAACACTGACGGTGACCTCGAAAACCCCGACACCATTGCGCTGACATGGGAACAGACCGCGATGCTGCTGACAAATCTGGTGGCACTGCTGCACGGGAAAATGAATCAGGACGAAGGAGATGATGATGGTACGATCCACTAACAAGCTGGACCGCATGTCCACACCTATAGGTGAAGCTGTGTACCCTGCACTACACCGCGCCGACACCAAGTTTGACGATGCCGGTACTTGGAAAGCTGATGTCCGCGTTAAAGCAGATGAAGCCAAAGGCATCATGGAAAAGCTCGGCAAGAAATACAAAGAACACACCGGCAGCGCCATGCCCAAAGACGGCGGTAATCTGTGGTCGGTAGAGCTTGACGATGAGGGTGATCCGACAGGCAACATTATGTTCAAGCTGCGGGTCAAGAATGTAGTCCGCAAGGACGGCGAAATGTGGGTCCGAAAGCCCAAATTGTTTGACACATCGTCACCACCCCAGCCGATCTCTGTTGAGCCTTTTGGCGGCACAAAGATGATAGTTGCGTTCGATGTGTATTGCTACGACATCCCGAAAAAAGGCGTGAAGCTCCAGCCTGTCGCTGTCCAGATTATCGAATTGAAAACTGGAGGTGACGACGATCCCGAAGCATTTGGATTCAACGATATGGACGGCGGTTTCAAAACGGATGACGCGCAAGAAAACCCCTTTGCCGAAGAACAGGGCGAAGAAGAAGCCAGCGCAGACTTCTAAGTCTGTCGGGCTGAGGCTGGGGTTCAGAAGTGGTCTTGAAGAGCGCACAGCAGCGCAACTCAAGGCCGCTGGCGTTCCGTTTAGATACGAACATAAAGACGACAGGATAGAATATGTGAAGCCTGCGAAGGTCTCGCGCTACCATCCTGATTTTTGCCTGCCCAACGGGATTATTGTCGAGACCAAGGGCAGGTTCGTCACAGCAGATCGTCAGAAGCATTTGTTGATCAGGGACCAACATCCTGACATCGACATCCGTTTCGTTTTCTCAAACCCCAAGCAACGAATATCAAAACAGTCGGCCACAACATATGCAATGTGGTGCGACAGACATCAATTTAGTTACGCCAAGGGCAGCATACCGGAGGATTGGCTCAGGGAGGCAAGGAGGCCCCCAACCCATGGCGACAAGAAAAAGAACTGACACACACTGGATCGCAATTCATTGCGCCGCAACCCCACCCGACATGGACATAGGCTTTGCTGAGATCGACAGGTGGCACAAAGAACGCGGCTGGATTGGCTGCGGCTACCACAAGATCATACGCAGAGATGGCACTGTCGAAGATGGCAGAGACATCGATGCAATGGGTGCCCATGTCAGAGGATTTAACCAGACCTCAGTTGGTGTCTGCCTGATTGGCACAGACACATTCACTGTTGAGCAGTTTGAATCCCTTGCCGTTTTGATTGCGGACTTACTTGTTAAATATCCATCAGCGTCACTGCGGGGTCACCGCGATTTCCCG